TATCCTTACCACAAGGATCAGCAACCTCAACACAAACATTAGTACCAGCTTGATTTAATAACGATGCATCACCCTCTTTTGCTACCTGAAAATTAGTTGTTTCAGTAGAAACATGTCCAGAAGTAGTTGATGTATCTTCTTCAGTATCACTGCCAGCTTCTTTTTCAAATGCTGTTCTATTTTCAGGATCAAGAAATGTAGTAAAAGAATTACAACCAACACCAGGAGTAGGTTCAGAATCAGAATCACTCTTTGATGCAGGAACTCTTCCTACACTACCCATAATAACAGGTTGTTGTTTATCAGTATCTAAAAAGAAACCAACAACCCAACAACCATCATTCAACTGATTTGATACAGAAACTATACCTCCAGGAGTATGGGGGTTTGTTACTGGCATCAAACATGTAGCCCAAGGTAAATCCTTTGAATCTACCTCATCACAACTCTGTGGATGCATACCAACAATTCTTACCTTCCACCTATCACCACCTTTTATGTCTGTCTCCTTGACAGACTCTATCTGACCGATCCACCAATTGAATCCGTCTTGTCCAATTTGGACTATTGGGTATAAGCTACTTAAGGCAGAATCAGTCATTAATCATCGTATACTAAACATTCAGGTTCATCTGGATTTTGATCACAGAACAGTTCTAAACAGTTTGGATCATGGTGATCACCTGCTACAATCTCATCGTGATGATGCTCTTCATATTCTATTAGATCATGTAACTCATCCTTGATGTGCCTTCTGGCAGCAGGACTTGTTGTTGGATCATCAAGTAATTCTTTATCTTTTTTAATATGATCTTCTATGCTTTTCATAAGTAATTTGAATGCGATTTAACTTTCAATTGATTCTCTGATACCAGTAGAATCTCTAATCAAGTCCAACACAGTATAAACAGTTTGATTTGTAATATCAAATTGATGGTTTAACTTTTTAATTAAATAAGTTCCACTATACTGTTGATCCCAAGGATTTTTTTCCCTAGCAACATCAGGTATCTGATTTGGAACTACAACTTCAATTAGATCACCAGCAACTAATTCTAAATGTCCTGTTAAGGAGATAGTCAATTGATTTGCTTCCATTATACCAGATCTCGCATAAGATTGCGAGAGGTAATCCATCTGATTGTCAGTGTATTCAAACGTAGTATCACGTTCTTCATCAGTAGAGTCGGCAATACCTTCTCCCATATTCCAATTTTCGTGATTCACAACTGTGGACATAATTCTAGTAGGACGTGTAGACAATGAAGATTGACCATATGGTAATTCTCCCTTGTTTCCTAAATGAACCATATCATCCCATGTATTCTTTAAAGAATACAATCTCTCATTATATTTGCCAGTATTTATGTTAAAAAAGCAAACTAATGAGGAGTATGATCCTTCCCTCATACTCTTCATCAAATTAATTTCAGTGCCATATTGAATCTCTTGAATCTTCATGTTAGATTCATATTCTGTTTTACCAGGTCCATAATAAAATGGATTTTCTTTTCCATTAAAAGGTTTTTGACTCGCTAGTACATCAATTGACTTAAAATTAAAACCAAACCTAGTTTGATAAAAATAATATCCAGCACTACCTTTAGCAGCTTCTGCATCTTTACCAATATGAGAAGCTCCAGTTAAATCTTCATCAGATTTTTCTACAGAACTTGCTGAAGTTGATGTAGAAACTATAGGTTCTGATATAGTTTTTGTCTGTAATGACCTAATCAAAGTAAATGGACTCTTCTTAGTAGGAAGAACCTTAATATGAGTAGAAGAATCATCTATTTGATTTTCAGTCATCTCATAATTAAAAAACTCTTGAACAAGGTTTTTAACTACATCAGATGTTCTTCCTTTTCTAATATTAGTAACACGAAGACCTTCGTTAAGCAATCCTTCTTCTGATATAAGATTCAAATTATATACTTGTTTCTTACCTGCTGTGACCCTATTAGAAACACCCCATATCCTAAAAGCATACTTATATTCTTCTCCAGCCATCTTAACATGAACAACAATCTTCTCAAATCCTTCAATAGGAAGTGTTGAGATCATATTAATGGCCATATCATTAATAAGAAGACTACCACCATAAGATGGCCATAAAATATCTTCATAATATTGAAAGGTTATTGCTGGACCTCCTATAAGGTTATAAACAGGTGGAGAATCCTCTTTACCTACTTGCCAAATAGAGATAGATAATACTTCACAATCTGATGCAAACTTTGCCATAATCAATAAGGTGAAGGATAGAATTGATCCAAACCAGGATCTCCAGTATTAGCAATATGCTCTAAAGCCATGTCTTCAGTAGTATCTACCTCACTCAATTTATTTATTACCACTGGTTGAGAAGCAGAAACCATCTGATCCATTTTACTAAGTGCATTACTTCTTGACTGATCTGCTGAATGTATTTGCATATCACCATTTCCTCCAGCACTAGGTTGGAATTGCTGAATATAAAAATTACGTTGTTCCTCAGTTAGAGAAGGATTGTTATAAAAAGCATTCGGTCCCGTCATTTCATCATATGTATTAATTGGTTCAGGAAATATCATATCCATAATAAAACCACCCACTCCACCTGCTATACCACGACCAGCAACTTTACTTCCTCCTATCAATCCTCTAATAGGTCTCTCAATTGCCTGACGAACAGCAGGAGTTGGACCAGTAGTAAGCATCTTAGGAGTGAAAGCTTTTAGGGGTCTCCATCCCTTTATGCCCTTAGCACCTTGTTTAAAAGCTTTATTACTCCTAGTAAGTTGCTTTGCATCATCAGCCATCAAATTCTTCCAACTAGCAGTAGACTCATTAGGAACTCTCACATTTCTCCCCTTATTCCACCAATTACTTAAGAAATTCTGACTATTATTAACTACCTGTGAAGATGAAGATAACGCAGGAGCTCCACCTTTTCCGTATGCTGTATGTCCACCACTTCCAGCTTGACTTTTTAACGAAGGAGCTCCCCCAACACCAAATCTACCACTACCTCTTTGATGTACCGATTTCAAACCAGAAGATCTACCAGAACTAGTACCTGTTCTATTATTAACAACATCTTTAATATTAAATAACGAAGATATGCTACCAATCAAATTATTATAAAAATCTGACTGAGCAATATCTGTATTTTGAAAAGACTGTTCTAATAAACCTTTTATAGTAGAACCAATTGTAGTAATTGGTTTCATCATAATATCAGTAATCCTAGAAGATGCATTAACTTCTTCTTTCTTATCAACCTTAGCAACATTATTGAAGAAATTACCACCAAACTTTTGCATTGATGGAGCACCTTTCTCAAACTTCTGATCTATTTGCTCATAATTATTAATAACTGATGATTGTGGATTTGTCCTACTACCATCAACAGCACTTGGTTCTCCTTGAGTGAAGTTATTATCTAATGGAATAACTGCCTCATCACCATGTAATATTACAGGATATCCACTATCAGGTCCAGAAATTATACCTCCTCTCTCCATCTCTTCTGCATCATCCCAAGGATTAGGTATATCCATCCCAGGTTGATCAGTTTTATCTTGCATCATCATCAATTTTCTTGCTCTCTCTTCTTCATCATCCAAAGATTGTCTTCTCTCAAATTCATCATCCGTTTCCATCTGTCGCTGGATTAACTCAGTTCCAGCATCAAATTGTTTCTGTTCAATCTCTTGTTGTTCTAGTCTAGAATCAACCTCTTTTTTATTTCTAAAGTCAAAACTATTCTGTTCTCTTAATGCCTGAATAATAGCATCTAATTTCTCTTCTAATGAATCTCCACTAACCTCCAACTGCTTATGGATATTGGTCATTCCATCTTTAACCTGAATAAGACCAGCCTCGGTCTCATCCAACTTCTTGTTCATACTACTAACAGTAGCACTTAAAGATTGTGAAACAGCAGATAAGAAGTTGCCAAGTTTCTCATCCTTAACCTTTACTGCTGGTTCTCTTTTTGTACTGGTTGTACTAGGTGTATTAGCAATAGGTGTTTGGGGTCTTACCTGATTTGTTAATGGAGATCCAGCTGCTACATTAGGAAATGGTTGTCCTGCAAACTTTGCTTTCCAAGCAGCACTTGGTGGAGGAAAACTAACTGGAGTTGAACCACCATAACCAGAAGGAGAACTCTGACCTCTAGCGAAATAACTAGGATCTTGAGCACTCCATGATGGCATTTGCCTCTGCATAAACCTAGGAAGTCCAGCAGTTGCTCTACTCATTAATGATCTAGTAAAGAATTCACCCTTACGAAGCATTGGATCAATACCCATCTCCTTGCCAAATTCTTCAGCAAGATTCTTCATTCCAGCAGCTTCTTCACGAGCATTATAAACACTCCTCATTGTTTCACCAATCTTTCCTGCAATTGCAGTACTCGCATCTCCAGACCATGTTTGTTGTAATGCTGCCATCTTATACCCCTAGACGTGCTATACGATAATCTTCTAGAAAATTATTTTCTATTATTACTATATTATCATTAGATTTTTTAACTTTTTGGAAAGCTTGATTTTGAACTATTATAGATGGTTGAGTTAAAGCAACCATTTCTTCCAAATCCTCCATAATCGCACTACCCTTCAAAAGCTCATCTTCACGTGGATGGGGTTTCAAGAAAAATTCTCGTGCTCTTCTTTGTTCATCTATAAAACCTTGGTATCTACCAAAATCCTCCTTATCTCCTGGTTTAAGAGATTCTATAAAATCTAATATATTATGACGTGCAGTATTAATACCATCATTATCATACACACCAACACCACTTGAATCTTGTATTGAAGCAAATTTACTTGCTAAATGATCATTAAATTCAGATCCTGTTATCTCACCTGCTTGAAATTTTTGCCACTGAGGATTAATAAAATACATAAAAAGCTTATCCTGAGTTTGCTTATTAAACAAAGTATCTCTTGAAATACCTAAAGCATCAGCAGCTTCCCTAAGCCACAGCATCTGATAAGCACCCATAGCAGCACTACGTTCTTTATAAGGTCTACCCAAAACATTTTTCTGAAAAAGTAGATATTCAGTCTGATGATCATGCACTTCTTGTATAGTCATCTGTGTAATATCTTTATTTTCACCAGGAAATCCTTGTCCTGTAGCACCAGACCAAATAGCACTATAATTATTTTCTGATTCTGCTTTTCTAATTCTTGCCTTTAATTTTTCTAAAGCGAGATCATCACCACCTTTCCCACCTGATACTTTATTAAATTTACCTGATGAAGCTGTTACACCAAATCTGAAATAAGCAGGAGCTACTTTTTTTGGATCTTCAGGATCTTGATCTATACCACCAGGATAATACTCAAGATGTAAATGTTGTCCTGTACTATTACCTTGTCCATAATCACCAGAAGCACCACCAGTATATCCTATAATATCCCCTTCATGAATAAGATCGCCTGGTTTAACAAGTATTCTCTTTAAATGAAGATACCTCATTGATTTACCAGTATCATGATCAATCATAACATTTCCACCTGCCATAGGATCATCATGTCCAAAATGGTGTGAATTAACACGTCCTGGTTTATTAGCAACTATTGGAGTTCCTGACCTAACATCATAATCTTCTGCTAGATGTGTATATTTCTCACCAGTTTCAGGGTGCTCTCTCTCTTCTCCAAAATCATGAGAACCTTCATATCCACGAGGTTGAGATCTTTTATTAACTTCAATACTTGATATATCCTTAGTAGTAGAGTTGGTAACTACTTTATTTGATGCAAATTCTTTACTTATATTATCTGTAGCTGAACTAACAATAGTTGATAATGATGAAATAGAAGAGTCTATCATATCATTTCTATCATCACTACCAATCACTGCCTCAGTACCATGAAGCATTGTTAATCCTTTCTTTGTTAAATTAGTACCTTTTTCTTGTTGAGGAATTTTTGAAAGGTCTCTACCCAATATACCAATATCTATTCCAGCAGATACCCCAAAAAATCCAAGTCCTGCTGTAATACCAGAAGCTGCTTCAAGTACTGCTCCTATAGGATCTCCTTCCAATAATCTCTGTGTTGCAAATATAAGACCAGTACCAAATCCAACTAAAGGTAAATTTCCAGCAGTAGATCTTATCCCCATTCTAGCATTTGCTTTAGCTATCTGTTTAGCAGCAGTACTAGTTCCAGTTTTAGCAAATTTTTTACTTATTACTCTTTTAGTTGCCTCTTTTCCTGCTTTCCTCAAACCAGCTTTTGCAAATTGATCTACTACTTTCTTACGTCCAAGTTGTTTTGCTGCAACATTAATTCCAGTTGGAGCTGTTCTTTTAGCAAACTTAAATAAACTTCTTCTACCAGTTGTTCCATATAATCTCTGAACAAATGCCCTAAAAGCTCTTCTATTTGAAAGCCAAAATAAAGGTTTCTCTATTATTCTCCTTCTAGCAAAGCTTTTAGCACCTCTTATAATATTCTTTAAGAATTTTGGAGTAAATCTCCAAATAAGACTACCACCACCTCTAAGAAGATTTTTAATTTGTCTCTTAAATAGAGATCCAAAAACTCTTCTTGCTATTTTTGTAGCTGGTACTTCCATACCTTTAGTTACTGTTGTTCTCAAAGAACCACCAGTACCAAAAGTTTTACTTTGTCCAGCAATATCCGCAGCTTCTTTATCTTCAAGGAAATCTTCCCTTTCCTGCTCCATAAATTCATTCTTCTTAGTTAAAACACCAAGCATCTCTGTGAGTTTTGCCTCAAGAAGAGAATTTTGATCTATAAGAAGTTTCTGTACATCAACTACTCCTGCACCTACTGTCTTGACACCATCCGAAACACGTTCAACCTTTCCTTCAAATGCAATTAACTTGGCATCAAGTTCCAATCCAAATAACTTAGATACTGTCTCTCTCAATTCAGGATCTTTAACAGGAGTTGATTTATCGTCACTCCTATTCAATTCTTTAGCAGCTTGCTTAACTTCAGGAGAAGCATCAGATTCATCTATTTTTTTATCATTACCAATATTCTTTACAGCATCAAATATCTTACCAGCTATTTCTGCTGATAAATCTCCAGACCATGTTTGCTGTAATGCTGCCATTATTTACGTTTTGCTGCTTCCTGTTTTTGCTTAACTTCTTCAAGATATTGCATAAGAAGAGTCGTGTACACTTCTCTTTCCCAAGGTATCAAAGAATCAATTTCACTCAAACTGTATTTATGGTATTGCATCAAAGCAAAATTCATTTTATAGTACCCCTCCAAACTATTTTGAAAGAGTGCTATACGAAAAAACTCTGCAAACCCTCCACAGTATACTCAGATTCCTTTCCTGTATTGGGATTTATAACCTTGAAGGTATGACTCAACTTAGGACAAGTAGTATAGAATTCTTGTATTTTCTCAAACTGTTTAGTAGTCAAACCATCTACAAATGTGCGGAATTCCTTCTTTGTAGTAGTACTTGAATCAAATACCTCTTCATCATTAAAAATCTGATCTATTGATTCTGCAATAAAATCATAGACCTCCTCAGTCTTAAGATCTTTATTCAAAAACTCTCTATCAACAAATTGCTTCATACTAGGATATTTCATAATAATACCCATATTACCTTCAAACATGATTTTAGGATCATGCCCTTCTGGTCTATTAACTTCAACATCGTTAAGATTAATCTCTGTTGCTACTTGTGTCTCATTATCATCAAGACAAGTTACATTTAATGTAACCATTTCTCCAATAGATGCTGCTCTAATCTTCAAAAAGAGATATTCCAAATCAAAGCTCGGAAGCGTATCTACCTTAATTCGTGAAATAACGCAATTTTTGATTAAATCTTTAACTGCGTTAACTACCTGCTTTTCGTCTTCTGACTCAAGTGCCAATAATAGTACCTTTTCCTCTTTTACGAGAAATGGACGATATTTGAGAGTTTTGCCTGTAGAGGGTAATTCAAGTTCATACGTAGGATACCCAATTTTCGGTAATGCCATAAAAATGATTTCAAGTCGTATATTTATATATAGCGACTTTTTCAGACAAAAATATGCTGAGTAATTTTTTCGGGTTTTATGGAATCAAAAAACCGAATTTGCTGGTACTATGCAGTAACACCGTAAGAAACAGTATGCCTGGTGTAATAAAAATTAACGTTTAGTCTTGCAATTTGAGAAGCACCGTAAGAAAGAGGAACTGCATCAATAGAATAAGGATAACAATTCTCTAACATATAAACTACTGGTGCTCTACCTCTTTGAGACTTTCCATTTGGTTCTGTCTTAATTATTTTACAAGTGCAAACATAATGATCAGGATATTGTACTCTATTAACACGATTTATAGGTTCTGCATATTCACCTAAAGCACCTTCCATATCACCACTTACATATGACTTACTAACTTCACCAAAAATGTGATCATACCATGCTTGAAAGAATTTTACTGCTGTCAAATCAGCATCCAATAAGAAACCCAAACTTAGATCTGTGAATATTCTTGTATGTGGGTAAGAAATGTTACCTTCACCCAAATATCTACCAGTCACATTACCAACAGCAGACTGAACATTTGGTAATTGTGCTTCATCACACATCATATCAATGATATCTTTTTCTGCACCTTGGTAATTTTGAACAAAGGATGCCTCAGCTGCTTCACCGCTAAACTGAAACCTAACATCAAAATTGGATGTAAGGGACATTCCTCCCTTAACACCCATCTTAACCATAAAATCTTTAATTGATGTAGCTGCCACTCTAAATATAACTGTTGGATTATATATTATATATGGCTTACTCTGGATATTATAAACCTTTAAACCCTAGGAAGTACCGTGGTAATCCTTCTCGTATAGTGTACAGATCACTATGGGAGAAAAAATATATGAAATATTGTGACAGTACCCCATCAATATTAGAATGGGGAAGTGAGGAAATCGCAATACCATACAGATCTCCCATAGATAATAGGTCACATAGATATTATCCTGACTTTT